TTAAGCAGAATAGCTCGCTCGCATGGTTGCCGGCTCAAGATATCGAGGCGATCTGCGGGGAGCATTTCGGTCCGGAAGACTTCCGGGGCTGCTACTGCACCGGCGGGATCGACTTGTCTCAATCCGTCGACCTAACGGCAGCCATAGTACCGATCGAGAAGGACGGCGTCCTTTATGTGCTGGCTAAGTTTTTCATGCCGGCCGAGAAGATCCAGATCGCGACGGAGCGGGACGGGGTGCCTTATGAGATTTATAGACAGCGCGGACTGCTGGAGCTGAGTGGAGAAAACTTTGTTGATTATAACGACGTTTTCAACTGGTTCCGGGAGCTGGTCGAGAAGTATGAGATCCTGCCGTTAAAAGTCGGTTATGACCGCTATAGCTCTCAGTACCTGGTCAACGATATGAAGGGCTATGGCTTTCACATGGATGATGTTTTTCAAGGTGACAACTTGTGGACAGTCATTCAGGAGGCCGAGGGCCTGATCAAAGATAAACGAATCAATATAGGCGATAACGATCTGTTAAAAGCCCACCTGCTCAACTCGGCGGTCAAGTTCTCCGTCGAGCGGAACCGGGGGCGCTTAATTAAGATTAACCAAACATCTAGGATAGACGGAACGGCGGCGTTGCTTGATGCGTTAACGGTCCGTCAGAAGTATTATGCCGAGATCGGCGGACAGCTCCGGAACGAATAAATGAATAATTATATCGTTTACATCCATACAAATAAAAAAAAACGGAAAAAAGTACGTCGGAATAACCAGCCAATCACCTAATAGGCGATGGAGAAATGGAAATGGCTATTACAAAAATGAGCATTTTTATAGAGCCATACGTTGTTATGGGTGGGACAACTTCTCGCATGAAATCGTTAAGGCGGGGCTTTCGAAAAGCGCGGCGTGCGCTTTGGAAAAACAATTAATAAAAGAGCTAAAAAGTAATGACGAACACTTTGGCTACAACGTATCAAGCGGCGGAGAGTTTCCGGCTCAGGGCGTGAAAATGTCCAAAGAGACAAAGGAAAAAATGAGCGAGTCGCATAAAGGCATTGTGTTTACAGAAGAACGCAAGCGAAACATGAGTATTGCTGCGAAAAAACGCGGCAACAATAAAGCTGGAAAAATTGGAGCGTTAAACGGTCAGGCTGGAATCGTGAGGCAAATAGACATGAAAACAAACGCCGTAGTCGCTGAATACTATGGCTTTTATGAAATGGAGCGAGAGACTGGATTCAGTCAAACACCGGTCAAAAGGGCTGCACGAGGAGAACAAAAACAGTCGCACGGATATTATTGGGAATACATCCCGAGGAGATTAATTAAATGTCGTTACTAGAAAAAATATTTCGTCCGGACAAGGCAAAGAAGTCAGAGGAGGCACTTCTGGAGGCCCGGAAGTTCTTCGAGACATTTAACGCCTACACTCCGACGTTCACCAATTGGGGCGGGGCGATTTACGAATCAGAGATCGTCAGGGCGGCGATTGATGCACGAGCGCGGCACATTTCGAAGCTAAAGGTCGAGGTCGTCGGGACGGCGAACCAGTCTTTGCAGAGCAAGCTTAAGCTGGGCCCGAACCAATGGCAGACGTGGAGTCAGTTCCTTTATAGGACCAGTACGATCCTTGACGTTTGTAACACGGCTTTTGTGGTCCCGGTATTCGATGAGCGAATGATCATAACCGGAGTTTATCCGGTGCTTCCGACTATGTGTACCCTGGTCGAGTATGATGGCGAGATCTGGCTGCGCTACCAGTTCAGCAACGGCCAGACCGCGGCGGTCGAGTTCCGGAAATGCATGATTATGACCAAGTACCAATACAAGGACGACTTTTTCGGGACATCGAACAAGGCTCTCAAAGAGACGATGCAGCTGATCCACATCCAGAACCAAGGCATCGAAGAGGGCGTCAAAAACTCGGCGACGTTCCGCTTTATGGCAACGCTGAACAACTTCTCAAACGCGAAGGATCTGGCCGAGGAGCGGAAGAGGTTCACCGAGACCAACTTGTCGACCGAATCGGAGAGCGGTGGATTCTTACTTTTCCCGAATACCTACAAGGACGTTAAGCAGATCGACGTCAGGCCATACGCGATCGACGCGGAACAAATGAAGCAGATCCGGGAGAACGTGTTTAACTACTTCGGAGTTAACGAGGGAGTCTTGCAGAACGCAGCAAAAAATGAAGAGCTCGAGGGATTTTTTGACGGAGCGATCGAACCGTTCGCCATTCAGTTTTCGGAGGGCATGACCAAAATGCTTTTCAGCGAGCGCGAGAGATCCCAGGGGTCTTATTTGATTGCCAACGCGAACCGGCTGCAGTACATGAGCACATCGCAAAAAGTCCAGATGGCTCAGCAGCTGCTTGATCGTGGAGTTATGTCGATCAACGAGGCTCGCGAGCTGTTTAATTATACGGCGGTGGCCGGAGGAGAGATCCGTCCGATCCGTGGGGAGTACAAAGACGCCGAGGAGTCGGCAGGAGGGGAGAACAATGCCGGAGAAGAATAATAGAGAATATCGAAACATGGCGATCGAAGCCCGGGCAGCTGCTGAGGGCGACGAGAAGATGATCGTCACGGGATACGCGAGCACATTTGACGAGCCCTACACGCTTTGGGAGGACGAAGGCTACAGGTTCGAGGAGGTAGTCGAACGGGGTGCCTTCGATGATACTGATATGACCGACGTGATCATGCAGTATGACCATGAGGGTCGCGTGTTCGCCAGAACTAGAAACAACACCCTGGAAGTCGAACCGGACGAGAAGGGTTTGTTTATAAGGGCGGATCTTGGAGGTACGGAACGCGGTCGCGATCTGTATGAAGATATCCGTCTCGGCTATATCGACCGGATGAGCTTCGGGTTCACCGTTAAAGGTGAATACTTTGAACGCGAGAAGACGGACGAAGGCGTTACAATCGTCAAGCGTCATGTGTCTAAGGTCGGGAAGCTTTACGACGTTTCGGCCGTTTCCATCCCCGCCAATGATACCACGAGCATCGGAGCGAATGCCGTGACGCGCAGCATTGGTGATCTGGTCGACGGAGTGATCGAACGGATGCAGGCGGAGAGACTTGCGGAGGAGAGACTGGAGACACGTCGGAAAATGACACAGTTAAGAATCGAGTCTTTAAAGGAGAAGATGAAATGATCGAAGAAATCAAGAAGATGAGCAAAGAGCAGCTCAACGAAAGAGCAATGGCGCTCGCGAAGGAAATCGGCACGGCTGATGCTGAGAGACTGAGCGAGATTGATGCGGAGCTGACCGCGATCGAGGAGAGACGCGAAGAGCTGAGAATCGAAGCAAGAGCAAAAGCAGCTGCAGCGGTAGCAGGCGGCCAGGGTACCCCGGTTCCGACACCGATGGCAGTTGAGACCAGAACCACTGAAGAGGTGAGGAATAGCCATGAATATGCAGCGGCTTACGTTGCATATATCAAGGCAGAGAAGGCTGAGAAAGCAAGACTCGCTGAAGAGTGCCGTACCCTGCTGACCGTGAACGCTCCGCAGGACGGATCCGTCCCGGTTCCGGCTCGTCTCGAGGGAAGAATCAGAACCGCCTGGGATAATGACGAAATCTTCCGCAGACTGGTCCGGACTTACGTAGCAGCTAACCTCGAGGTCGGTTTCGAGGTGTCCGCTACTGATGCAGCATGGCATGAAGAGGGCGCGAACGCTCCGAGCGAGGAGGAGCTGGTCCTGGGTATCGTCACGCTGATTCCGAAATATGCGAAGAAATGGATCAAAGTATCCGATACCGTTCTGAGCATGGGCCCGGAGGAGTTCCTCGATTACCTGTATGATGAGCTGATTTACAGAATCATCAAACTGGCAGCAGATACCGCAGTAGGCAAGATCGTTGCGGCACCGGCTCAGAGCACGACCACGAAGGTCGGCGTCCCGGTAGTCGGAGGATCCGGCTCTGTTGATGACATTATCGACGCAGAGGCGGAGCTGAGCGACGAGGCTAGGGACGTTGTCGTTCTGATGCACCGCAAGACCGCGGCGGCCCTGAAGAAGGCGGCGAAGGCTGCCCACTATGATCAGGATCCGTTTGATGATCTCGAGTACATCCCCTGCAACTTCCTGGATCCGGTTGGAGAGGCTGATGATGGAGATTGTATCATGATCGTCGGCGACCTGAGAGCTCTGCAGGCAAACCTGCCGGAAGGCGAGAACGTGATCTTCAAGTTCGACGACCTGAGCCTGGCTGAGAAGGATCTGGTCAAGATCGTCGGAAAGCTGAATGTCGCGATCGAGATCACCGGCCCGGGAATGCTCTGCAAGGTCCTGAAGGGCGACATTGAGAGCGAATCCTAATTTAAGTATTTCGTGAGGTAATCAAATGGCAATGATAGACGACGTCCGAGCGGCGCTGAGGATATCCGTCAAGGACAATGAGGAAATCAATAACGAGCTGTCAAGGCTCATCAATTCGGCGAAGAGAGATCTCGGCGTTGCGGGTGTCGTCGTTCCGGAGCAAATCGACGAGCTGGTCTTTACCGCAATCGTGACTTACTGCAAAATGTCGTTCGGACTTCCGGAGGACTATGACAGGTTGAAAAAGTCCTACGACGAGCAGAAGGCTCAGCTCTCGAACGCTACCGGATACACGGATTGGATGGTGGGCCGCGATGTATGACGGAGTTGCAATTCTTAAAGGCAAGAAGGTCA